CGCCTGCTCCACCCCCACCGGCTCCACCGGCACCACCTGATGATCCTGTACTACCTTTTCCAGACATGCTGATTGTACCGTTTATAGTTGCTGTACAACTTACATAAATAAATAAAGGGTTAGTATTTGATGTTAATGTTACACACGCATTTACAGTAAGATTTCTATAATATTTAGGACCACACACAGTTGTACATGTTGATACTGTTAAATCTCCACATGCACCACTACCATATAAAAATTCATTATTAACACCACTGTTATATGTAATCTCTCCGTTAGGTGATGAGGATGGAATCTGTGATACTGCTGTAACTGTAGTTGCATTAGTAGTTACTATTCCTATTCTAGTACTATCTGCTGGTAAAATACCTGTAGTATTTTTAGAGAAGCACCATCCTTGTGGTTCACAAGTTGGATCTCTATTTATTGTTAAATAAATGTGATTTGAACTACATGCAGTAAGACTTGTCACAGAACAAGATACAGTATTTTCTACATATAATCCGTTTATTCTTGCAGTACCTGTACTAACATTAACTGCTAATATGTTAGGACATTGTGCAGTTATAGTAAATCCACATATTATGTGATCATTCATGAAATTATGATATTTTTCCCAATCTGATGCTTCAATTGTTTTTGCTGACGTATTATCAGATCGTGGAATAAGTATACGGGTCAAGAGGAAACCTCTCTAATTTTATTAGTCATAATGTTAATTGCCACTCCACTATTGCTCGTTTAGTTGCATCTTTTACTAGAGGGGATGCGTCTATTTGTCTTGCTATTAATAATGATCCCTCCGTTGGAGAATTACCTGGTGATCCTTGATCATCACATAATCCTATTTCATTCCATGTAAAATTACCTTCTGAAAATCCAAAATCTGCTGTAACAAATAATGTTGGTCTGACATATGTTTTATCTGCTGTTGATATGTCCTTCCATGTTTTATTTGAAGATGCTACTAAATCTGTATCTGTTAATGCTGCGGCTTGTGTAGAATCACCTATTCCTATTCCTCCTGTTTCACCGAAGCATGTTAAACCTGTTCCACCTATTCTCTTTAAAATTGAATCTTTACCTGTATTAACTATAAGATTGTCAAACGTGTCATCTTTTATCACTACCTCAGATCCATCTGGTAGTTTTTGCCAAGCCTTAATATGTACCTTTCCTTTAAGTGCTTTAAGTCTCTCTTCAGTCATATATATACATATATTTGACATTATATATAATGATTTCTAACCACTAGAATCGTTGATATCCAATAAGATATATAACTAAACCTGTAACTCCTGTACCTACGGCATCTAAATCAAATGTGATTATACCATTTATATCTAAAGTATTATCTGCTATTACTGGTGGGACAACTGCTGTTCTTGATGTTTTTTCACCTGAATCTATTGTTATAGCTGTTGATAGTATATCTAATGCATTTTGCTGTATTTGAATACTAGGGTCCCCCGATGATGAGGCTGTTGCCACTGTGGCATATACGTCAGTTAATTGAAAACAATATGGCATTTGGAACTCTTTCTGTCCATTCCCTGTTGCTATTGTGGTTATTTCATTTCCAAAATCTATCTTTATAAATTGTCTTACTGCCTGTGATTCATATTTTGTACATGTTAAATTATATACTAATTGATCCCCCTTTGCAGCACCTGTACATTTTAATGTATTTGTACTGTTAAGATCTATAGTTTTATTGGTTAATGTGGCTGTTGCACAATTAAATACAAATGTATCTGTTGTTCCTATTGCAGGTATTGTCGCCACAGCACATGCTCCTAATATAGTTGTTTTTATCCTTACACTATTACATCCTGCATTGGGTTCCTGTATATATAATGAAGTATTTCCACATGCATCTGCTTGAAATTCAAATATATTACTTTCTTGTATTTCTACAGTACTACAAGAAAAACAAGCATTATTTACATTCTGATTATTAAATAACCTTGATATTCTTCTTAAATCTGGAGCACCAAATTTAGTACATGTTCCTGCACAAGTATCAGTTTTTTCGGGCCAATTTGCCATATTTATATATCTCCTTGTACACTTAAAAAGATTGTGAGATCAATCTGTGTCATATCCTGTAGTGGTGTATCCTGTGTCCGTGTATCCTCCAGATGGTGGACATGATCCTATTATATCTCCTCCACCATATGTACTTGTACCATATTTTGCTGGTTGTACCACTGTTATAGATACTGAATCTAATAATGTCATTGTTTCTACAAATAATGTTCCACATAATGCCCCCTGAATAATATTGAAATTATCTGTCATACATAACACTTCCTCTAATTGTTCTGAACATCTTATATCTTTAATCTCTGTAAGAGCAGATTCTATATCGTGTAATTTCTCTATTATTTGTTTTTCATATTCAAGATCATCAAATTTAAACTCACCTAATAATATATTGGTTTTCATATCAGGATATACCCATGTTAATGATTTTATCACAAATGATGAGTCTATACTCTTAATGTTATTTATAACTCTAACAACATCTCCTTCATTTATTGAATTTTTCATTACACCCAATTCTAATTTTAATGATGATCTAATCTCTTTAAATTTGTTTAAATAACCATTGATAAATCTAATACCATCATTCCTTGTTCTTATCCAAGGCATTATCAATCTCTTACTATGTCTACCATATAGATCTATACTTGACTGTTTCTCACCTCTTATTAATAATGGTATCTCGTATTGATAATCTACCTGTATAGCAACCCCATTACCAGGTGTCGAAGAAAAAACTATGGTTTTATTAATCACACATGTTTCATAATCTTCCTCTGCTCGTTGTCTGGTTCCTCCAACAAGTACTGTACTAGATATTGCACCATTAGTTAATGTAATTGTATTACATATACCATTACCAGTGAAACACTCAACAGTGTTATATCTTTTAGCTTCACCTAACACAACTAGATCATTGACTATCTCAGTATCATCATTAACACATTCAAAGTTTCTTGCACATCCACCATGAGTGAATACAAAACATGTATCATTAAACAAAGCATCATGTAAATGAAACTGGTTAAGTGCATCAGTATGAAATGTCCTTCCAATTAACTGTGTTAAATCTCTCATAATATCTATTAATTTACCATCAGCATTAAATCTAGATAGAATAATACCACTACATGTACCATGTATATGTGGGACCAAATTAGTATTATTTCTAATTAAATCATCTATTATGAATTCTGGACTTCTGTCATTATATTGTTGTGCCTTTACTTCTGTTTCACCTAAACTTTTACCAAATGATTGAACTATAACATCTTTTTTTGTTATTTCTTTTGTGATTTTAGTAGCAAACCCTCCAAATTTCATTAATGATGTTGCAGATATTTCTGAATATATCCTTGTTGCCTGTGTTGATCCTATGTTTTTATCATATAATCTTAATACATTGATATCTCCGTCAAAATATGCAGTTTTATTATGATTTGTTCCTATAAATAATGCAGTGTCCACTAATGTTAGATTAGATGCAACCGTCATTGTATTCTTTTCTACATCATTGACTTCTAAATGTACTACATTACTTGAATCTCTATATACTCTAATAAAATTCCATGTGTCATCATTGTATAATACACCGCATGTCTTTATTAAATTTCCATCAATTTCTGCAACTATGTCTCCAGGTACAATCCTATTTACTGATAAAGCAATACCATTACCAGACAATACACGTCTTGCATATAAATACTGTGTGCCTATACTTTGCCATCTTGCCCATACAGATATATCAAACTCTCCTGTAAAATCAAAATCTGTCGTGTATGGTATTTCCTGGAATGAATCTATACCATTGAATGTCATTGCTGTTCCAAACTTGCCTGTTGTTTCTGATATTATCCCCCTTAGATATATTGATCTTAATTCCTCAGTTGTTAGTAATTTGGATACCCATATGTTTCCATCATCCATTGATCCAGTATATTTAGAAGATCCATCAGCATATGCACCATATGTTACAGTTGAATTATTAAGTGTACATGATGTAAGATTAACTGAATGTACTCCCTTTGTATCTTCTACATTGTTTATATATATTTTAACAGTATCTGCACCACATCCAGGTATGCCATTATATGTTACTGCCACATGTGTCCATATACATGTGTTTATTGCTGTATCGCCTCTTATATGTATTTCATTAGATGATGACGTGCTTGTCATTCTAAAATCTAATTGTCCTGCACAGTTTATTCCAAACTCCCATCCTTTAGATGACGAACCGGTTGCTTTTTTAGCAATTAAAGGGACACATGTATCACTTGTTTTTATCCAGGCTGACAAAGATAATTGTGTTGTTTGATCTATATCATATATACATTCTTTTGTTATAGTTGTATAGTCATTAACACCATCAAATACCATACCTTTACTGTTAACTTTACCTGGTGCAACACATGTTATACTACCAGTATCAATTGATATTGAATCCCTTATACCTTTATTTGATGTAGTTGATGTGGTATTACAATAAACTAAATTTACATCTATACGTGGATATGATATTGTACCATATGCATTATTACATCGTCCAGATTCATCCTTTACACTACCTTGAAACATATATGCACCTACCAAATCATCTAAATTAACTGCATCTTGAATCACATTCACTTGGTTACCTATATCTATAGAAGCACATATTGGTAATACAATTTTTGATTGATCTATAGCTCTTTCTCCTTCACGGGTTACAAATGTTTCTATAGCTTTTACTGGGCTATTACAAACTAATACTTTTACTCTTACCATTAAGACTCACCAGCAACAGCGTATCCTGATACAAATTGTATACGAACATCATATAGAACTGGTGACTGTGCTTGTTTTGATATTGACATACTTTTAACTGTTCCAGCTCTAGTAATACCGTCAACAGTTAAAAGAAATCCATCTTCCATACTGTTAGGCTGGAATGTATTAATCCAGAAATCTAATTGTTGTTGTACAGTTGTTATTGATTGTGATGCATGTCCACCTGCTGGTGTAAATATAGATGTAGATCCCTCATCTTTCATAGTAAATGATAACATTATACTTAGAGAGTTACCTTCGGCTTTTACCAAAATATTACACGTATCTCTTAATTCCGGAATAGGAAAATCTCCAACAGGTGTTTTCATTTCAAAATCTAAACTAGAGAAATTTGTTATTGTGATATAATCATCAGTTCTGAACAAGTAAGTCTGCTCCCATGTGAAATATGTGTTTGCTGGTGGTGTTACACCTGATGTTTGTGATGGAAAATGCATTCGTTGTAATGAACAGTCTGTAGTAGAGTCCCCCGTAACCTTTTTAATTACTATATCTCCCATTATACTATACCTGCCCTTGATGTTGATTCTTTAAGCATTTTTAGAATAGCTGGTTTAAGTTGCCTCTCTATGTCTCCTATTCCTGATGCGTTAATAGTTATATTGAATATTGGTGATGTTCCTACTGGACTTGTACCTGCACCTGGAGTTACTGTTTCAGGTCCTTTTTCTCCCATAAGATATCCCTTTCCTGTATTTTGACCTATACCGAATATTGGTTCGTTTATTATTCCTCCCTTTGCCATTTTTATAATTGACAATATCTGTTTTCCTTGGTATGCCTTACCTTTTGATCTCATTTCATTGAGTGCGTTATATGATCTTTGATCAAGTCCTTGTGTTCTTGATGAACCATCTCCAAATGATATTTGGTATCTTGCACTCCTATCTGAATTATCAGGTTTATGAACCAAACCATCACCAAATTGTGATAGAGTTGTTTGTGCTATTCTTGCAGAAGGTAACTGTTTTCCTGAAGGTGTTCTATAACCTGCTATTTGACTCAAACTTGATTGTATCCATTGATCAGCACCTTCAAATGTATCAACTATTCCAGTTGTGGCAGTTTCAAAACATGACATTCTACTATTAGCATTATTTGCATGTGTCAATATATTATTAAACTGACTACTAGTATGTACTGCATAAGCATTTGATTTGGTTGCTTGTATTAACATGTTTTGATATTGATCAGCAGTTAATATTGAACTATCTGATGCCTCGATTGATTTTTCTTCTATAGCTTTAAACTTATCTTCAGTGGTATTCATAGCATTATTAGTTAGATATGCGGCTGTCATCATTTTATTATATTCTGATAACACAGTTTCTCCACTTATAGCTGCTTCTGCTATAGCTGCTGAATATATCTCCATCTCTTCTCTATTTGTTGCAGCAAAATTTTGATATTCTTCTGTCTCTATTTTTTCTCCACAAACACATTCGAATACACCTGTACCAACCATTCCTCCCATTTGACATGTAGACATAGGATTATAGTTTCCATTTCCATATACTCCTCCTGCCTGGGCTTGTGCTCCTTTGCTTCTCCCATTTTTATATTCTTCTGCTGCTGCCAATATCTTTCGTGCAGTATCACTAAGAAGGGTTTTGTCTATTTTTCCCTGTCTATCCATTTTTTTCTTTTCATTTCTTGCATCTATTGCTGCTTGTTCTTTTTCTTTTCCTGCTTCTTCTATCATAGAACCTGTAATAATATCTACCCCTGTTTTTATTCCTATACCTTTCTTAGCAACTTTCATAATTGCATCTTGTCCAATATTTGCTGCTAATTGTTGTTCCTTTGATTCTTTCATTTTTAAATATGCAAGATATTCATCTAATGATCGTGGTATTGATCCTGAATCAATTACGGTTCCTATTTTATCTGGTAATGCATCCATCTTTTCTTTTAATTCATTTACAGCTGTAGTTGTATTTTTAGAGTCATCTGTTAATTCTGGTTGTACTGGACCAATAAGTTCATTTCCTTTCTCTTCCAAGTCACCATTTTCGTCAATAGCATCTGGTTGTACTGGACCAATAAGTTCATTTCCTTTCTCTTTCAAATCATCAAGTTTTTTGTCAATAGCACCTTCACTAAATAATCCTGGATATTTTTCATCTATCTTGGAAAACTGCTCATCAGCCCATGCTTGATTATCTGCAAAGTTCTGTGCATCATCTCCATCCATAAGATTAAAAATATTTCCTAAATCTTTTAATGATTTTACAATATTAATCCATGTTTTATCTATACTTGCTCTTATTGGGTTTACTATTGCTAGGTCAAAGAATCCAGGTAGATCTGTAAATAATAATAATAATGCCTTCCCCATTTTTGGTCCCAACTCTTTTGCTAATTTAGATCCTGATCTATATGCAGGAATTGCTACCTTTCTAACAAAGTGTAAGAGTAAAGGTCTTAACATGAATCCTATAAAGTCACCTATAGGTCTTAATATAAGCATTACACCTACATTCAATAATTTTAACATTGCTTTTAACATTGGTGATGAATCTATTACCATTTTTGCTAAACCTGCACCACCTGCCAATGCTGCACCTATACCTGCAAGTTTAACTGCTTGTGGTATTTTTTTCCCCATACCAGCCATTACCCCACCGGCTTTACCTGCTGCTTTACCACCTTTAGTCTTTGCAAATTTTTGTTTGTTCTTTCCAAGTATTTTACCAGCTTTTGTTTTGCCAAATCTCTTACCAACTTTACCAGTTGCTTCACCAAGTTTTTCTTTTGCAGATCCCATAAAGTCAGCAAATTGATTAAATGAGTCATCTTCAGTTCCGGGTGCTTCTCCTCCATGTGCTTTTCTCCATTTTCTTTGTTGTTTTGCAGGCATTATATCATATGCATCTTGTGTATCCTTTGATGCTTTACGTTGTTTTTGCTTACCTTTAAACCAAGTTGTTGCCATGTCAATGGTTTGTCCTGCTGTTCCTCCCATTGAACCGCCTAATAATTGACCTATCATTCTAAATGTTCTTTGTGATTGTACACCTGCCTTTTCTAACATAATATTATGTGCTCTTAATGCTGCCTTTTCTCTGACATATTCCATTTTCAAATCATGTTCATATTTCCTTCTAGTTTTAAGTGTATTATTCTGAGATTTAGTTATCTCTTTGTTTATTTTGAGCACTTTTTTAAACTCATCATTGGTATTAGAACCTCCTGTACCTCCAGAACTTCCTCCTGTTCCACCTAATCTACCAAATACTTTCTTAGCTGCTGCCTCTAGTTTTTTCTCTAATAATGCAGCGTCTATGTCAAGCTTTAGTTTATAATCTGCCATGATATATAAATGGTACTAATGGGATTTAAAGATTACTTGAATTGTATAGCGTCTTTCATATGCTCATTGACGTATGCTATAATTTTTTTGAGGAAGAGTGCTCCGTGTTCGTCTGTTTCTCTTTTGGTCCATCCGAATTTGGTTGCACAGAAGGAGTAGACTCCGATTGTGGCTCTTTCTCCACCTCTGAGCCCATGAAACTCGTCATCCAATCCCCTAAAAAATTGACTAGTGGATAATCCTCCATAATATGGTCTAATATATCATTAATTGTTTTATTAGATACGGCATTAATTGATGCTTCTGCTTTATATGGGAATGGGGCTTTTCTTAAAGTCTTCATTAATATCTGTTTACGGAATATTCCTATTCTTACTTTTGGTTTTTGTATATCTGATAGGTCTAATGATTGATTGATAATAGATTCTGTCTCCCCGAATGTTAACTCAGTCTCATATTCAACTTCTTCTTTACTTCCTTTATAATCTACCTGGAAAGACTTTAACACCATGTATCATATAACAATAAAGATGTATATAAGGGTTATCTAACTTGCTGCTGGTATTGTTGATGTATTGTTAGTTGCCACAACGGTTGCTCCTCTTGCTTGGAAACTTATTTCTTCGAAAATTGGTTCGTTTGGCTCAATGGATAGGTTGTGATCATCCAATGCAATTCCTGTCAAGTTAAATTCAATTATTCTTGAATCTGTACTTGATGCACCATTGTCAAACTTGAGTGTTAATGTTGGTTGTTCTGCTGCAAGTGTCTGTGCTCCTGCTGAGTCATTACATAATGTGTTATTTTGTTGAGCATATAATTTTATTAATTGTGCCTTGTCTACATGTGAAAATTTCATCTTTCCTGTAACTTCTGTCAATCTTCTGATTGCTGAATTTGCTGTACTATCTCCAATACCCCATATATGATCTGCATTTTGTGTTATTGTTATATCCACACATTGTACTTCACCTATTGTGGTACAATCTGGAAATTCTAAGGTTCCATGTGCGAATGTAAATGGTATGTGATCAGAAACACATAATCCTGCTGGTGTTGAGTCTAATGATGCTGTTAATGATTCATTCTTGTAATTTGTATCTAATGTAACTCTTGCTAATTCTCCTATTGATGTTGATATTGATGCACTATTGACTATTCCACCTGTTAATGTTCTTACTATATCTGTTCCTCCCTGACATTGACCTACCTGTGTTGTGAATGAGTCTATTTTCTGTGCACATGTTGTCAAGTCCCAGGTATGTACATATGGACCAGCACCTGTTGTTCCAGCGTCTTTAAATCCTACTAATCCTAAGAACCACGGACTTGATAATACAAAGTCTAGTGATATTGATCCTCTAGTTTGACCATATGCATATGTTTTAACTCTAACATCGTTTAATTGTGAAAGTGCTATTTTATTATTAGTAAATGACCATCCGGTGATTTTTTGTTCAAAGCCAAATTGTTCCCCACCTGATTGAATTGCTGTTGCTTCGGTACCAAATGTTGCTTCTCTAACCCATTGCAGATATGTATACGCACCAGTAAATACCATGATTACATTAGCAATAAATTGTATATAAAGATTTATACTGTGGTATCTATACGAAGGTATGTGTGTTTACATCACTATATTTTAGGTCAATTAAGTGTCTAAACATGTTCCTATAGTCCTGGTTTCTTGTCTCAGATTTGGTTAAAACTACCTGTAGGAATCCTTGTGTGTTTCTTCTTATTATATTCTGTATGATACGGGTGACCTCTTTTACTATTATATTTTGCCTGGTAGTGCCTCCCGATTTATATGACCTAATATCTATTTTTACCAGTAAATCATGCCAGTATGCGTCTCCGTGTAGTGCAAATGGTCTAATAGGTTCTGTTAATGGTTCTATTATTACCCTTTCTGTAGAGTCTCCGTCGAATCCTACAACCTTTTTGTCCCATACCAGGTCAATGGCTGGTTTTACTCCTCCTGCACATGTTGCATCCCATTGAGCACATAATGCAGTTTTTAGATCATCTATTGCATCATATGTGATTATGGTCATTCTATACCACTCCCTGTTGCACCTGCTTGATGTGTGAAATCTGCCAAGTATCTGTCAACCCAATAATGTGACTCAATACCTTCTCGATGAATTTTCTTTCTTATACCTGCTGCTGCAGTTCTTTGTTCTCTTTTACCTGTAATACCTGAATGTTTTACAACCCATTCCAATATTTTGTTAAATGGTGGTGGTTTACTCCATATCCAGTCCCCTCCTGTATCTGATGCGGCTACGGCCCATTTCTCACTGCCTACAATTTTTGCAGTACTGTCATACACTATGCTGTCCTTTTTATCACTATCTGAATAATAATATGATGGTAGCTGTTCAAACTCGAACTTCATTTCATCCCTTGTCCTGTTGCCTACATCATCAGTTAAATTTCTTCTTAACTGACCAAGTGATCTATTATTAATTTTGAATAATCCGGTCAAGGTACGACGTACACCTCTGCACGATCATGAATTATGTTGTCCACCTCATCTTTCCATTCTGACATGGCCTGCTCTTTTTTAATAGCGCCACCAAACTCAAGATCATCCATTTTGATTGAGGATCTAATCAAGTCTATACATGTTAGTTTAAGACAGGCATCTTCTATATCATCTGGTACTGCTGCACTTCCATACCTGTATGTTACCTTTACCCTGTTGTTTCTTAATATTGAAAATATAAATCCCCTTAGATATAGTTCACCTTTTATTTTTTCTACATCGTATGATCCAGGTGTATTTGTATAATCTGTCCATGTTGCGTTAGATCCGTTCCATATCTCTATTTTGTCTCCGGCACTTGTACAGAGACATGTTTCTCCTGCACCTACGGTAGTTACTTCTCTATGTTTTAATGATATAAATGTCCCCCAACCGAATGTATATAATAGTGGTAATGAGAATATTTCCTGAGTTGATTTAGTCCTTCCATATGTGTGACCAGTTCTACGGTCTATTTTCTCCTCTGCTCTTTTAATCAGTTTCTCTACCTGAGCAACACTAGGACTAGTAGAGCATGTTATAGATATTCTTAAAAAATCTGCTACATCTGTAGTTGAAATATAACAAGTTGCCATGATATATAAGTGGTGTAATATGATTTAAAGATTTAGTCATGGTTATACCTAATATGTGATATTAGTTAGGTTTCCTCTTGTCCATGAAGAACCATTGAATATATATTCATTTCTGGTGTCTGTTTCCAGAAATTTAGAATTAGTTACCACATTTGTAGGTTTTACATCAGATGATAAACCTGTTATACGGTTACCTGCAAAATATTTTAATGTCATGCTATCTGTACCTCCACAAATCCACCAGCCTTTTTAACTTTTATAAATATACCATCATTATAACCATCTAATGTTTTAACATACATTCTACCTTTTCCTGCTGCAGGGTCAGATGGGGATGTAATATTGTCTAGGTCCTGATAATTAACATTTGTAATGTTATTAGAATTAAGATCAATATCTCCAGTTGGTGATGCTAATTGGTCTAATCTATTAGTTCTTACTTGTGTGTCAAATCCTGATATTTTTGATGTTGTTATGTTTGCACATGATGATATTTCATTATTAGTAATTCCTGATAATCTTGCTAATGGTAATGTACCTGAACATATATTTGATGCACTTGTAGTATCTGTCGTTGCACTTGTTGATAATCCTGTTATGGTTCCTGCTGCTTGTGATCCAGTATGATTTGTTCTTGCAAATGGATCTGCTGATAAGTTGTTTTCTACTGTAATCCAATGTGATATAGTTGTTGGATCATCTTGTTTTGCTATAATAGAATCCCCTGATTGTACTGTTTCAGAAAAGAATGTTCCTGCTACTGATATTACATATTGGGCTCCTTTTTTAATTGAACCTACTTCTGGTGAACAATCTAAATCAGGTGTATTTGTAGATGCGTCATAATTTCCTTTTAATGATATATTTCCTGTAGTTGCTCCTATGTTTAATGAACCAGAATTCAAACTCATTTTTAATTATCTCCTCTATGCCATATCCTTACAACACCGGCATTACCGGCTGATGTCGATTTTACCCTTACAACCACTTTTGTGTAAGAATTGCTTAATGTTTCAACTGCCGGTGCAGCACTTGCTGTCTGAGCTGTTGAGGCTTTCAGTTCAACCCATCCATTATCATAATCTGTATCTGCCGTACCTGTCAATGCTGTCACAGGATTACTGTCCACATTTCCCCATATGTCATAATCTATACTGTTTGTTGCATGTGTGTTGAAAATTGAAAATGTTGATGTTCTTGTTCCTCTGGAATCTACCTCTAATACTGCAGAAAAGCAGTTTGTTGTGGTGACATCTATATTTTTATTATAACTTCCTATAAGTGACCCATTTGATGCGTCTATTCTCTCTCTAGTTAAATCAACTTGAGCCATATACATTATAGTCACCATTTAATATATAAGGTTTGTGAATAAAAAAAGTAAAGTAAAGGTTTACCTAAAAACCTACTACTCGAATTTTGATTGCTAATGAGTTAACAATAGCTGATGCGTTTGCCAATTCAGAAAAGGCCTCTGGGGTAGCATTAACACCTGCTGCATCGTCATTAATATATCCAAAAGCCTTGATCTTACCTGTGGCTGCTGCTCCTGCTGCTGCTGGAACATATTCAAGTAGAAGTCCTTTGTCGTTTGATATAATTGATGCTTCAATTATTGTACTAATTCTACCGCCCAATGAAAGGTCAACTGTTACACCACACGTTGAATATGTGTCAGCTCCTGCAAAAGTAACATCTACTACTGTTGTTTTTAGTTTTGATGTTAGTTCTGATTGGACTGAAAGAGTTTTCCCTGTTAGATTTTCCCAATCTGAATTCACTGCGACTGTATTTGCCATATATAAATGTAGTTTTGGTTATATATAAGGATATTGTAGAGGGCCCTGCTTGAGATAATAAGAATAAAAAATATACCTAATCTTTCGACTAGAGTATGTGATTCGAATGTGGTTTGACTAAAGTTTAATATCTCTAATCTTACCTTGAGCGATGAAACTTCTACATACGGTTTCACCCATAGTTCTGAATACACCTTTCTCAACAAAAGCATTGTTGATGAATGGGTAACCTGGACTTCTACGGGTTGCTTCGTAATATTCTGTTGGGATTGACACCATGATTCCTAATCTTGGGTAACCATATCCTTCTGCATCAGAAGTATCTAATGCAAATAGTCTTCCTACTTCGTCAGAGTCACAAGCATTGCTTGGAGCATCTTTGGTTGGAATGAATGGAACTCCATAGATAGAGTCTACATGTATACCTACACCAGTACCTTTGAAAGTTTGGATACCGTTTACATCGACTTGGACTAATGCTTCACCGTATGGATTTGCAATACGGACAGAAGGCATAAACAAGCCTTGTATTTCGGAATAAACTTCGTGGGAACCGAGGAATACGTTTGGATCTTTACCAGCTTTCTTACGGATTGATCTAAGGAATGTTCTTAGTACGTCATCTGTCATGATTCCATTAGTACCTAAAGTACCAGATGGGGATGAGACAGTTGAATCGAATGTACTTGAACTATCTCTGTCAATTACAGCACCAGAACTTCCTTTCCAAGGATCGTAGTTGTCTGTACTACATGCTCCTTGTAAGTTTCCTTCTGCTTGGCTTGAAATAATTCTGTCTAAAGATTCCCAGTTAAGTGAACCAGTATTGACAGCACAAGCTGCTGCTGCTCCTGCTTCTACATCAGTTAATAACATTCTGTTTAACAGTTCTTTGTGTTGAACTGCCATGAATAGTCTAAGTGAACCTAGACCACCCCAAATGTCGTCTTTACTGTGTGTTGCAAGCCATTCCATTACCTCTGAGGCACTGAATGGTAGTTGAGCAGTTTTTGGTCTTACATCAATTTCTGCAAGTGTTGGTTTGATGGTATCGGCAATTAATCCGCCTTCAGCTGTACCACCTAATGCGGTGTTGTTACAGGTACCTGCGTCTGCAAGTGCGTCTGCTTTAGCTGTGATAACCCTCCAACCGCTTTTGTCCCAAGGATACTTTGGTAAGATACCAAATGCATTGGCTTCAAGATTTAATTGAGCCCATGCGTATGCTCCGAACACTGCGTTGAAAGAACCAGTTGTACTGGTTGTTACCGGGGCGTCTGCCTTTCTCAAAGAATTACGGTTGTAACCATAGTATAGGGCTTCTAGCTCATCAATTGTTTGAATTTTTACCATTGCTGTTCACCTTGTTCTGGACTACCGAACTCTCCTTTCAGAATACGTCTACCGACTGATCCAAGATCTTCATGTCCTACTTCACGAGCTGCTTTGAGCACCTCGTTTATTTGAATACCAGCAGATTTCTCTACGGTTTCAAGTGCAGCACCTGGTCTTGGAGTTTGTGTAGAGAAGACTTGTTCTGATTGACTAAAGCTTTTCTCTTGCATAGAAAGACCGTTTTTGTCAGTCTCTTTTGCATTTTCCTCGTCGGAATCTTTGACTCCGGCTTGGTTTGAATTGCTTTGATAATCGTCTGGAACCTTGACTTTTGCACCAATATCGTCTTCTGCTGAAGTTTTAGGCTTTAGCGGTAAGTCGGTTGGTTCTTCCATGGCTTTAATTCTGGAATCAAAACTATCGACTTTTGCACCGATACCTTTAATTTCGTCTTTAAGACCACTGATGTCAAATCCTTTGATTGTCTCTGTCAATGCTTGTAAAGATGAGTCAAATGCAGATTTCTCTACTTTTTTCTCTTTTCTTCTTCGTCTTCTTGTTTCTCGTCTTTATATTCTTTTTCGTCAGTCATGTTGTTACTTTATATACTGGAAAAGTAATATATAAGGATTGTCTACTATGTCTGTTTTTTAATATCTGCTAGTAATTCTAACATTTTCACTGTTGCTTTATTATAATTCTCTGTTGATGCACCAGATACTGTGTCATCTTCTCCTGAGTATTTTGGATTTAGGTTTCCCCTGTCTTCTTCGCCTGTATAATTCTCTTCTTTTACCTCTCTTGGGTTGTCCTTTTGTCCTGTATCCTGTTGTGAGTTGTCATATGATGCCCCGGTTCTAATTCCTCCTGCACCGCTTCCTGGGTCCATTATAGCCGTATCTTTTCTTAGGCTTTCACCTGGGTTAATCTCTGCGTCTATATTCTTACCTTCCACCTCTATTGAACAGTTACCATAATCTCCAGTTTGTACTTTCTTTTCTACTTCTAGAGCCTCTGCTGGGGGGTCGTTATCCAATCTCATCTTTCCATTAATACCGTCCTCAGCATTGTTTGCCGTCATAGCCCTATCGTTCTTATTACTGACAGTCTCATGAATACTAAAATTTGAACATGAATCACCGCCAAGTCCAGTAGAACTGGTTGCTGGTTTTTTATTTGTATTGGTTTCTTTAGCATCTGCAAATCTTATACCTAATTCTTTTAAATGTTTATGATTTTTTGGATCAAATTTAGCATTACCTGGATGATAAACGTCACCTACTTCCTTCTTCAAAGCCTCTGCATCCTCGTCCTCATACGGTCTGTTTACGTGTTTAGGCTGATTTACGTTGTGAATTGATGTTGACTCGTTATGATCACAAGTTTCACCTGGTTCTCTTCCTGCAAATCCACCCCTTCCTGGCTCTGTATATGGTGAATCTCCCGATGCCTTACTCAATGCATTTTGTTTTGATCCTCCACCATGTTGATTTGATATCTTTCCTGTTTCTTCCCCTTCATTGCTTAATATCTTGGAATCCTTAATCTCTCCTAGATCTCCCAGTTTATCCCATTTATTGCCGCTTCTCTTGTTACCTGTATCTTGATTAAACCTTGCACCTGTTGACTGTCTTCCAAATCTTTGTGAATTTGACATGTTATTGGTATTTTTTCCCTCTTTTGGTATTGTCTCTATCCATCTGTTTGTCAATGCATCTTTTAACTCATCCATTAGTTTGATTGTTTCTGTTTTCTTTGAGTCTGTAGCTTTATCAGTTAGTATATTATCAGTCATATTATTATGGTTTCCTTTTGGAAATATTTTACTATGATGTGTATGTGAATCTCCTGTTTCTCCAGGACCTTTATCGTGGTAGTTGTCAAATATCACTTTTCTTTCATCTATTTTATTATCTCTCATATGATTTCGTATGGTTTTTTCTTGATGAGACGTCATTGGTCTATGTGTATGAACTGAAAATTCATTATTTTTATCATTATGTGTTACTCTTGCAGCACCTGTTTCTTTTAAAAATGATGATAAATCCTTATGTCCTATACGTCTTACCTGTTCTTCATGTGATGCCATTCCATCATGATTTGATATTTTACCATTAGTTGTAACAAAATGTCTTCCGTGAATGAAATTAGATGTACCATTTCTAGCATGTAGTTTTTGTTCTGTCTTTAATATATTGTTTATGTCATTGATTATATCAAGTGCTTTTTTTTTGGAATCTTCGTCTTTAGATCCATCATCAGATTCGTCATCTTTATACTCCCTTACCACCTCACATGTATTGTAATCAGTTTTTAAAAAATATGGATTTTTTAGTTTGTCTGCATCTTTATTTGCAATTTTTTCCAATTCGTCTGTTTTTATAGCAAATAATACCTTTAATACGTCTAATGTTTTAGTAAAGTTGTTAATATATGTCTCTGTTGGTATTGTTAATGTTCCTTGTGATCCTCTTCTTGAAGTAGAACTATCTATTGTCGTTGTGCCTGTTTTATGGTCATGTGTTACGGTTGCACTAGGTTTAATTTTTTTGCCGCCTACCTTTGGTGGGGCTGTTGATGGCTTGTTCCAGTTACCTTCTTGTCTTCTTTTTAATTGGTCTGGAGTCATAGAACGGTTAGGTGTTACTGATTCTGGTTGTACAGTACTGTATCTTGATCCAGGTTTGTCTTGTCCTGTATCCACATCTGATGGTTTTGTATGCATGAATTTTGGCATTTTTTTGCCATATTTATCCTTGCCATCCTCCGTGTATTGTGGTTCTATGCCGTCTGCCTTACAAAGGTCTTCACATGTCATATCGCATGATGAACCACATGATTCAGGACCTGGTGCTAATTCTTCAGCTGCACCTCTTGCTGCACCTCTTGCTGTACCGGCTGCACCTCTTGCTGCACCGGCTGCTGCACCACCTATTCTAGATGCGACCATTCCTATTAATGGTAATATCTTTTCTACTTCTTCCAAGTCTGCTTCT